GGTTCCTTGTGGTTATTTACGGACCAACGTGACAGACTTAGGTTTCTCAACGGGCGCGTCACGCAACGCTTCGAAGAGAGTCGCCAGCCCGGTTTCGATAGGAAGTTCCTTGTCGACTTTATCGGGTCTGGGATTGGCAAGATCGATCATGGCGTCGGAAGTGGTTTGGATGGTGCGTTTGCCGCCTTTGTTTTTATAGCGGATATAGGATGGGAAATACTGAGGAATCTTGGGAGATAGCTTCTGGCCGACACCCTGCGGGAAGATTTTGGTTGTACCGTCGGGCAGGTCCATGTAAGTGCCGTGGGCGATCACGATGAGGTTGGTGGCGAAGCCTCGGCTAGTGAGCATAGCCAAGACCTTTTCAACATCGTCCTGAGCGTCTCCGTAAACTGCGCGCCCATCATAATCTCCAGATTTTCCTCGTGGTATGATGGATTCATGGAAATTGTAAGCAGCGTCGCACAGGCGGGAAAGACTGTCAACGATAAGGATACAATCTGGTCCCCAGTCTGCGGGTCTTCCAAGATCAATGTCGTCGTACTTCCAATTATCGAGCAACTTAATCGCACTGATCCATGCTTTTGGCTTTCCATCGATTTGGCTCCCAGAGGCTCCGGCTTTATAGGCGTCGCGGACCGTGACGAACTCTACGTTGTCGAGCTTGTCCGGACACTCTTCCATGACCTTGAACTTAAGTATATCAAGAAGGTTGTCAAAGTCAAGGATTCGCAGCTTATATCCAGCTTTTACGAGCGAAACGAGCGAACCGGTCTTGCCGGACTTGGCGTCGCCGATCAGCAAAATCTTCGTGAATTGATTAGACTGGTGGTTGGCTAGAGAGGGCATTAGCTTTTGGCTCCGTTAAGGACGTCTGCAAGTTTATTGAGATGACTTTTTAGGGATGTAACTTTGTATTGATTCACATCCCAAGCTTCAATTTGAAGATCGCCGACTTTAGATGCTGCTCGGCGAAGATCATCTGATACAGAACTAAGTGCAGTGTCCTTTGCAGCTATTTGCTTGAATAGCTCACTTAGATGCTTGTTGACGTTCTTGAGAGTCTCTATCGATTCCTGCGCTTTTGTTTGCGTTGCCATTGATCTTCTCCACTTCTGCTTGAATCTGCTCGTGAATTTCTTTCAGGACCTTGACGATGGCGAGCCGCTCTGAGAACCCTTGGGATTGATCATCTTTGATGTTGACCGCGGTGTCCCAGAGGACCTTGGAACACATCCCTAAGCCAAGGGCATACCCAGCGCGGGCATTAGGCGGGAGATTAAGCGTACTTTCCGTGGCCTCTGGGTCTGCGGATGGTTGTTCGGTCATGGTTTCTCCTACATTCATAGCACCAAGGGAGGCTGGCGATTGCGCCTGAGTTGTATCGGCGTTTGCCAAACTCGGTTAAGGGCTTGAGGGTCTTGCAACAGGTGCAATGTTTGGTCAGCGGTCGGTCAGCAAGTTCAGTCATGACACGCAAATTCTCCATGATATTCTAAGCAAGCTTTACGATATGCCTCAGCAGCCTCTTCTTGAGTAACGAATGATCCAAGATGAATACGCACACCGTCAACTCTGATTTTAGCCTGCCAAGGCTTTGACTTTCTATCACGCCAAGTTACACCTTTAGCATATCCACCTGAACCAGCTTTGTTCTGCTGATTCTGGGTTGGTGTTGCGAGTCGTAAATTAAGCATTCTGTTATCGGCTTTAATACCATTAATATGATCAACAAGATATCCATTTGGAGGCCAATCTCCATGAAACAAAAGCCAAGCAAGTCTAGCAGGTCTAATACTAACGCCATAAACATTTATGTTATTAGCATCATTGAAACATTGACCAGCTATGGCACGACCATAACTAAGTGTACGTTTGATTTCTCCGGATAGAGGATTATAAGCAAACGATCTTTTTATGATCGCGATATTGAGTGCGCGCTCATTATCTGTAGGCATTGTTATCTCCTATCGACTACGAAGTGGCGACCAGATTTCTTCACGCGGAAGTTGTTCAAAATCTGATTTCAAATAGATTTCTCTAACTGATGGTGATTTTGAACATACGCCTCTAAATTTACATCCACCATAGTTATTGCAACTTGTGTCGTTCATCGGCCAATACCCGCGGGTGGCGTATTCTTCGGCGCGTTCGAGATGCAGGCGCAGGTCTTCCATCCACTCGTCGAGTTGATCGGCGGTGCGAAGGGTGAAGCCCGAGACAAAGCGGTTTTCCTTGTCGAGAAGGATTTGGGCGGCACGAACGATCACGCCTTTGACTGGGGCGTTGAGGACAACCTGCCCGGCGATGGTATAGAGGGTCATTTGGTTGTGGGGTTCGTATTGGTTGAAGTAGTATTGGGATGGGGTGGTGACGGTGGTCTTGTGATCCATCACGAAGAGTTGGTCGTTGAAGTTGACGACTCGGTCCATGTGGCCGCAGAGGAGGTAGGGTTGGGAAAATTCAACAATACCTTGCGGATCAGTTGGATGCTTTATATATTGTTTTGATTGTGCATTTATGCCCGGCCCCCAGTCAAGCTCAAACCGAAAGCTCAACTCCACTGCCGGCTTTCCGTCGGATTTGATGTAGGTTTCGGCAGGATCGTCCACGTAATGGTCAAGGTAATCCAGAACAAGTGAAACGAGAGTCTGGCGGTTTTTATACTTTCCCGGTTTAACTGTCTCATCGACACTCCAATCATGCGTCCTTCGAACCAACTCGGATATTGAAGAGTGAATTGCGTCTTCATGATCGATCCCTTCGGCTCGGGCTATGTCGTAGTCTTGCAGGGCTTGATGGTATTCGATGCCAAAGCGGAGATGGATGGATTCGCCCTTGGCGACGTAGCCGTCGATCATGGTGTATTGGTACAGGCGGGGGCAGGTTTTGATCATACCAAGACAGGTCGAGTCCCATGCGAACTGGATGAAGGTGTCGGGAAGGAAGGGACTGGTGCTGCCATGGGTGAGGAGGGTTTCGTCTAGGGTTTGGTCTGCCATTAGAACCTCCTCGTGATCTTGACTTCGGTCTTCGGCTTGGTCAGCTTCATCATGACTTGAGATATATCGACAGCTTGGGGCTTGGCTGGCTTTTCACCTTTGGCCTTTCTGGCGCGGGAGTAGCGATGATATTTGATAAGATCGTCGATATCCGCTGGGGTTATGTCGATCGCAGGTTTGGCGTTTATGTCTTCGATGCGGCGCATCAATTCATCAAGATCGTTACTCATTCTCTGGCTCCCTTGCATCGTCAAGTTCGACGGTACGTTTGGTGATAAGCATTTGATCAGGTTTTGACCCGGCACAGATCATTAGCTCTTCGTACTTGGGGTTGTTCTTGGTTACGGCATGGAATCGTAGGGTTGTCTGATGTAGGTTGTCGCAGGTTACGACCATCCCCAGTTCCTGTTCCAAGGCTTTGTCGAGGATTTCGCGGATAAGTTCTTCTCTCATTCGAGTTCCTCAACTTCCATAATCTCCCGCTCCATACCAAAGGGGTCGATGTAGACCCACCATTCGCCGGTTTGCTCTGCGGCCTCGACGATCTTAAGTCGAAACTTGTCGAACTCAGATTTGCCGAAGCGCGGGTCGGTGCGATCGTACATGCGGACGGCTTCGCGGCGCTGGAGAACACGGGCGTAGTTCATTCGCAGGCGGAAGTAATTGGCGGTCTTTTTGTCCTCGAAGAGGATGCGGATACCTTTTTTGGATTTGGCCGCGCGCTCGAAAGCTTGGAAGCAATCGTCGTAGGCGGCGATGGAGTCGGTCAGTGCCAAGTTAGTCTCCTATTGATCTGATCTAGTCTTAAGAGACTTTGCAAGTTTTTCACAGAGTATAGCGATTGAACCTGCGATTTCTTTGGTTTGCTTTGTCGCTAAGGGCTCACGTAGCAATGAGTTCATGCGAGATTGCATTAAAGATGCTGCGCCAAAATAGCTGTTATAGGCCCATATGGCATCACGCCTTTTGTTGTATGTCATCAGTGGCTCCTGATATAGGTTAGACGTTCCTTCGGGCGAGTATCCACAACATAGGCGATGTTGGATTCTTGGCCTACTCCGCGTTTAATGTCCTCACTGTTAAGATGGTAAACAGAATCAAATTCTAAGCCCTTGGCGCGGTGTCCGGACATGAAGTGGATGGTGCCACCGGAGGCTTCGAAGATGTGCTTGGCGTAGGCGATAGCACC